TATTTATATCTCTGCCGATTTAGTGTCTTTTTGAAGATTTGCATCAGTGATTGCACCATCACCTTCCAAATCTGGTTCCATTGGAATATCACCCAAATCATCACCACCAGGTAGTGGTTCTCCAGTGATTGGATCTACTGCATTTGGATCTGGAATAATACCATCAGTAATTTCCTGCTCAATTTGTTTATCGATTTCTTTAATTTCTGTATCGGTTTGACGCAGAATCTTACGACGAACATAATCAACAGAATAATATTTACCAATATATGGTTCAATTGATGCAAGAGTTCCTAAACGCTCATTCATCAGTTCACTTTCTTTTAGTTCTGCAAACTGATTATCATATAAGAAATCATATTGAATGTGATCAGAAATCTTTTCCCAATCTTCTGGTGTAATAATATTTTTTAAGATCAGTTGAGTTTTCAGCATATCGCTGAACAAATTAGCAAATCTTTTTCTCAATCTACCAACAAACTTAGTAAACTTAAGTTCGTCTCTTAAAATTTCTGATGATCTTCCTAAATTAAAACCACCATCACTTGCAATTCTAGACTCGGGAACACCAAGTGCTCTATAAAGTTTCTTTTGGAAGTATTCAATATCAGAGAGTTCACCTAGATTCTGTCCTCCAGGAAGAGTTGTGATCTCTGTTCCACGACCACCTTCTCTACGTGGTAGCCAGAAGTCTTCCATCATGGACATGAACTTACGATCATCTCTGATCTCACCAGTTTGTGCATTATAAACTTGCTTATTTCTATAGCGGTTCATAACATCACGCAGATATTGTTCTGCCTTCACTTTTGGTAGATTACCAACATCAATATAGAAGATTCTACGTTCTGGTGCTCTTGATAGTCTATAGATGACCAAAGAATCCTCAATCATTCTGAGTTGATTGAGTGCCTTGATTGCTTTGTGGAGATAAGAAAGAACAGAACCTTTATTTCTATCAACTAGTCCAGAAGTGACATAAGTAACGGTATCTTTTGCCATTTTGATACCTTTCTGCCCACTTGCACCAGATGCCATTCCAATTGGAAAGTTTGGTTTTGGTGAATATACAAAGTATTCTTCTATTTCTGGATATAGAACCTTACTTGTTTCTGAAGTTCTGGAAAGATCAATTCCTTCTGCACCCTTTCTTAGTTTCTTTTCTTGACGAACAAACTTCATTTTCGAGGGATCAATATATCTCAGTTCTTTAATCCCTTGTTCTGGTTTTTTGATGTCAATTACTTTGTGGTAATATAGACGTCCATCAACATACCAATTTCTAAAAATTTCGTGAGATTTTTTATCAAAATCTAATAGTTCTTTGATATATCTAAATTCTTTTCTAATAATATCTTTTAGTTTATCACTTGCACTAACATTAGAAAGTTCAATCTCTACAGGTGAATCGTAGAGATCACTAACGATTGCTTCATTGACAACATCTTCTACAGCATTATCCACCTCTGGGTGGATTGCCATTTCTCTATATCTTTTTAATAATTCGTGCTCGTTTCTATATGCACCTTCAATGTCGACATACGACCCATAAAATCCACTAGCAATAAAATTATCAACCCCGTCCCCATTATTAGGGGGAACGGGGGACAATACTGTTTTTGATTTTGATTCACTAGGCTCAATAGAAAATCCAAAGAGTTTTGCCATTTTATAATTTTACTGAGTTATTTTAACTATTTATCAGTTCACCGCTGGGTAATCTGATGCACTATCACCAGCACCAACAGTCCAGTAAAGAACTTGGAATTCAACGGTAAACTCTTCAATAGTATCAGTGGTGTCCATTGAGAGTGCGATCTCTGAGACATTTGTTGGAAATAATCCAACAAAATTGTAAAGTCTCAAAGTATCACCATTTCTATCAAGTTGCTTAACTAGAGCATCTGCAGTATACATTGTTGGATCAACTTCACCAGATCCATTTGTTAGTCTGCTGATACCGTTCATCCACTGTTCCATAGATGTTCTGATTTGGAAATCAGCATCATTGAGAACAGTAACTGTCCAGGTGTCAAAAGTTCTTTCTCCAGCAACCTTGAGGATCCTTCCACGGAAAGGAACCTCAACTGGAGTGATATTAGAAGCGGGCAAGTTTGCTGCTTTTACCATGAAAGGAACTTTCTCGGCAATACTAGTAGTATTGTCAATGGTTGCGTTTTCAGCGGCAGGAGTTGCTTCATTACTCATGAAACCAAGTGTTTGACCTGCACCATTTGGAAAGTTTAATTCAACTTCAAACAGATTAGGTCTGACTCCACCTCCCGCTAATTGTCCTTTAAATTGGGAAATTGTTCTGAATGCCATTTTTTATTACCTCGTTAAGAGTACCTCTTGAGAATGAATAGAATTAAACGTTTCCAACCACTTCTGCGAATGAGACACCAGTTCTGGTGGCAACAAACGTCAGTCCAACAAAGTTGATGGAGCGTGATGGTTTAATGAAGATATCTGCAACGAATTCATTGGAATCAATAACTGCTGCAGTGTTGTTAGATTCATCACAGATGAGTCTAAATTCTTGAATACCACGCTTTGCTTGAACATCTCTAAGGAAAGGTTCAACAGCATTAACGAAAGAACTTCTTGTAAGAGGATCGTTAAATTCGAACATTACATCTCTTGCCGCACCCTTGATTGCTTCTTCAAGATAGATGAACAATCTACGAACGTTGATTCTATCAAACGCCGATGATTTGTTGAGTGCAGTCTTATCACCAAATAGTGTGATTCCACCACCAGGTGTAAAGATTACTGGGTTGATTCTTGCACTGTAGAGTCTATCTCTCTGTGCTTGACTTGGGTTGTAAGCAAGTTTTACAGCATTGAGAACAGCACCTCTTGCAGTTCCAGCAGGTGAGAACCATGGGAAGTTGGTTGCATCATTTCTAGCACACATGCCAGCAATGTCACCATTCAATGGGACATAACGGAAAGTATCCGCAAATCTGTCATACATGTATTTGTATCCACTATCCAATACTCCATATGAAGATGAAGGAATAGGAGCGTAGAAATCTAGAACATTTTGAGTGATGTCAGCAGCACCCTTAACGGTATATCCACTACCAGATGTAGTGAGAAGTTCTGATCTGCAAGGTGAAACGAATGCAACACAATCCTTTCTAGTATCAGCAATGTTGATTACCTTACTTGCAAGTGCTTGTGCAGCAGTTCTTTCGTAACCTGCACCACCCATCAGAACAAAGTTGATGTCATAATCATCATTGTTCAGGAAGAGATCATAACCAGCAGCAAGATTACCAGTGCTTGCAGCAAGTGCTCCAGTTGCAGTGAGATCTCCAGTGCCGTCGTAGTTTAAACCACCAGCAAGAGTTAGAAGTTGATTACCTGTTGCACCAAACTGAATTCCAGATGCTGCTTGGTCCCAACCAATATCGGAAGCTTTAGTGAATGTTCCGCTTGTAAAACCAGTAGTGGTAATACCTGCAGGTGCTCCACCAGCAAAGATATACTCTGAAGATTCTGCAGAATACTTTCTCCAGTAAGAAGTAGCACCAGCAGAATAAGTAGCATCAGATGCCTTGGAAAGTGCAATATGCTTTTCAAGGATAGTTCCTGCGTTACCAGTTACATCACCATCAGCATCAAACACAACAACGTGAACTTCATCATGTCTTGCACCTTTATCTTCAGCATAAGTTGAAGTTCCAGGTCTGTCTGCTAAAGTGCTCCAAGAAATTGTGGTATTGCTATTAACAGCAATAGTTTGATTATCGAACCAATCTTGTTGAGTGGTTCCAGTTGTCGATGCAAATGCAACTGTTTGACCAGCAGTATGAACACCTAGTGCTCCGTCTTTTGTGAAAGCGTATGTTCCACCTGGTTGATAATCAACTGCAGTTGCAGTTCCTGCAGCAGAAACATGCTCAACAACTTTAACAGAAATCTGTGTTGCGGATGCTTCAGTAATAATTCCTTTTAAGTAACCGTCAAGTGCTTCGGTTGTTCCAGCACCAATTTTAGTTCTACCAACCATTGATTGGGTAATACCCATACCAACAACAACACCAGCAGCACCAAGTCCATCGAGTCCAGCAAAACCACTGAGGATTTGGTCTGCCAAACCATCAATGATTGCAACCTTCATTCCGTTACCCCAGGATCCAGGGTATTTTGCTGCAACTGTTACTCCAGGAATAATGTTCTCGTCATGACCGAGATTTACATAATCCTCATAACTTCTGATCTTAGGTGCAGAACCTGATCCTGCAAATGCGTTTTTGAGATCGGTATCATCAGATCTTACGACCTGAAGTGATCCACCATATGCAAGATACGAAGATGCCACCAACCACGTTTCGTAGTGGTTATCAGTTGCGTATGGACTTCCGAATGTGTTTAAGAGCTCCTGCTCGCTATTGATAAGAACTGGTTCATTGACTGGACCTTTTTCAAAAGGTCCAACAATAGCACCAATACCTTCGGCAGTTGGATCAACCCTTCCAATGGTTAGATCAACTTCCTTAACAACAATGCCAGGAGATGCTAAATTTAATGGCATCTTTACGTTCTCCGAATCCAAATTAATCTGAAATTATTTATTAAAAAGGGTATTTTCAACGGGGAAACAGTGTGTGAACATCTACCAATCAGGATATTCCCAAACATCTTTTGATTTTTTCTTTTTTCTATTCTTTACAACTCTTACTTTTGTGCATTCTTTGCATTCATATGAATACGCAGAAGGTCCACTACCTTTTCTAGTTTTATAATATCCATCAACCAAATCTTTTATCACACCACAAGATTTGCATTTTCTTTGTTTAAAAATTAGGTGCTCTAATTCAAACTCTTCATCAAAGTCCATTACTTTTCTGCCGCATATAATGCAAATGTTGATGTTGTTATAACTGTCATCATATTAGCAATGTGTTGCTTTACTTCAGAGTCACATGACTTACCAGGTAAAAAACAACCTACAATAGTTGCTCCAACTATTATTAACTGAAAGCAAATAACAATTCGAATTAAATCTATAACTTTACTTTTAGTATCCATTACATATAATCCCACATGTAAGATCTATCACCATATTCATCAGCATACCAAGT